ACTTCGACAAGGTAGTTGTGTCTGCCTCGTTTCTCTAAACGATAACCGTATGGCACGCCTCCACCTATGTATCTGCCTTCTTGCTCGACTCGTAACTTGCCCGTGTGTAACTTGGCAGCTGTGCTGTCTCTGTCCCACTCGGCAAACGTAGCCATGATGTTAACAAACATTTTCGCACTCGGTGACATGGAGGTGCTAATGGATTCTGCTCCGCCCAGAATATCGTGAGCAAACAAATGAATGTTGGCATCGTTGAAGTCATCACGGATTTTGCACAGCACGCTGATACGTCTGATGAGACGATCAAGCTTTGAGCATAGAACCACATCGTTGGGTTCGAGAATGTTCTTCAGTGCTTTTCCTTGCGGTCTGTCATCGAAGTCAATGGTGCCAGAGATACCATCGTCAATGTAAAAGCCGTCAGGTTCTTTGTCGAACAAATACAACGACATCTTGGTGATGACTTTCTTTTGTTCTGCCAAAGAGGTTCCGTGATTGGCTTGCTCCATGGAAGAGACTCGGCAATAGCCATAGATGGATTCGTAAACGAGTTTAGGTGCAGTGATCATTGTTATTCTCCTTTAATGTTTTAACAAGCTTATAAAGAACTCCACATGTAAGTTCTTTGTTATTTATAAACTTGTCTAATGTAGTGTGATATACATTATTTTCTTTTGCTAAAAGCCTTATAAAAGTATCTTTCTTGTATTGTTTTCCGTAGTTTTTTTGTAAATAGCCGATTAGCTCTAACCTGAATTCTTCTATCTCTTCATCAGTATAAGTTTCTTTAGGCATTTTCATTGTGTCCACTCCTTGCCAGAGGCAATCTTTTTAATTATCTCAAGAACTTCTTCTCGTGAGTCTTGATCTTCCAGTTGATTAAACAATTGAATGATCTCGTAAATTTTATCGGTGTCGCTCATTTGGTTCTCCATACTCTCCATCCGTCTGTTAATTTTCTAATGACAAAGTCTTTGACAAAGTCTGGCTCGGTGCGTCTGTAGTTAGACACTCTGCCTCTGAACCTAATGGCTTCTTTGTAATCATCAAAGAACACACTGTCGCCTAAATCCATGGCATGAATCGTGTGGTAAAGATCGTCAAACTTTTTGGCACGATGCCAGCCCTTTTGGACTGGCACGTTCTTGTCTACTATCATGACTCTTCCTCAGCCTCAGTTGCTTTTTGTTCAGCAACCTTTTTGTCGGTGATGAGTTTGCTCATNGCACTCCAGACCAGAGACTCNTTAATGTCTCGGTCCCAAGTGATGAGTCCTTTCTGAAGGCAAGAGTTACAACCAAGTGGGTTGTTCAAAAAGCCTTGGAAGGTTCCAGTAAAGGTACCGTGATCTTCGATGACGCAGTGACCTTCGTAGGTCTCCTGCAAATCACCTTTGAGTTCTTTCCTGTACCTTGCGATCATTTGAGCTTTGGTTTCTTCTGCTGTGGTTCTCATTTTACCAACCTGTAGAATTCTACTCTTTCTTTGTTATCAGGTTTCTTAACATAGTTGTCTATGGCTCGTTGCACTTGCTTTTGCAATTGAGAAAGTAAGAACGGCATTTCATCCTCTTTGTTCTCAGGCAACATCATAAAGTCACTCTTTCTATTAACGTATGCAATGTTATCCAGTGCTTCATATAGTTTTTCGTTATCAGTATTCATTTACGCCACCTCCTGCGTGTCTAAGTAATTTTCAAGCCATTGTCTAGCTTCTTTAAAAGTAAACCCAAAACCATTTGAGTCGCTGATTTGCGTCTCGCCATCGTAGACCTCCCAACCTTGGTAATAATCTCTGGTCTTGATTCGATATTGTTTGTAGCCATAAAGTGATCTACTTGAGTCATGGCGGTGACCTATGCCACTCCAAACATGTGTCAGTTCTTCGTGCAATTTTTTAAGTTTAATTTTCATGAGTCACCTCTTTCTCAACAACATACATGTAACCTTTGTCACCTCTTCTAGTGGCATACCCATTGTATTCAACACCATCAATTTCACACTCGCCAAACTTATGTGAATTATCTAACTTTTGTTTTTCTANGTAACAAGGGTTATCCATAAAAGTAATTATTGGTTCGCTCATTTACACCACCTCCTTTTGTTTTGCTCTGCGATCTCTCGCTTTGCGGTTAGCTATCTCTTTACGCTCCTCGTTCTCATCAGCAAACCAAATCTCTACTAGAGCTTTGGCTAGTTGGCTGTTGGTGAACGGGGTCTCGTTGGTCAAGATGTTTAAGTCAGTAGGCTTGAGGATTTTACTCTCGTAAGTCTGCCAGCTTTCATCCTTGAGTCTGAAGCTACAGTCATTGCTTGAATAAGTAACCAAGCCATCGACTATCGCTCCTTGATGATTCCCACTGTCAAAGTAGGTTTCTGTGTTGTTGTTTTTTTCCATTTGATTCTCCTGTAAATTTAAAAAACATTTTCTAACTAAGATAATTATCGGTTATCTAGGTGTTAATGTCAACACCTATATACAAATAAATTAGAACCTATTCATGACTATTTTTGATGGTCGCCCGGATCGTGCCTTCCTCTTGTATCGCATGCCTACATATAATTCTACTTGCCAAGCGTTAGATCGGTTAGAAGCCAACGCTTGCTCCAGTATCTCTTGGTCGATGGGGTACTCGTCATACGAGCAACTCATGTTGGATGGGTCTAAGCCATGCTCCTCGGAATAGTCACCCTTGGTGGTGTGATAATTCCCAGCTGGTATGAGTCGCTTGTGTTCGCTTTTTTTAGTCATGAGATTATCTTAACCTAGAAAATAAAACAGAGGTTATGCAACCTCTGCTTTTTTCTCCTGTAATACGATTAAACAATCCATGGCTTTTTGGGCTAGGCTAAATGCTTTGGTCATGGCTTTCTCGGATTCTTCGATGTGTTGAATCCAAGCATTAAGATACTTAGCATGATCTGCTCTTGGGGTTTTGCTGATTCCAAGGTATGCACACATGAAAGCAGACCCTATTTCAGCCACCAGTTCTTCGGTCGCATAATCCAGTTTCTCGGCAACTCGGTTGGTACGCTTTTCAGTCATGGTCCAATGAGTTAGCTCATGCAACTTAGTAGAAAAATAATCCACATCAGTAAAGAAATCTTTTTTATCTGGCATGGTAATGAAATCTAAGAATCTGTCGTAGTAAGCACCGTCTTGGCTACCGTGAACAAAATGTGCTTGAGTGTTAGAAATAAAGTCGCTGATGACAGCTACATCTTTTTCATTNAACTCAGTTTTGTGCAATGCAATTTTTTCAAACTTGTAGTCTTCTATCTGGACACCGTTGAACACGAATGCAAATCTTTGTAAAAGATAAGTAGGTAGTTTTTTGGTGGCNTGATATTTTGCTTTCTCAGCTTCAGTCAACCAAGAAACTTTTTTCTCTCTAAGTTCCCAGTAATAAACCTGACTTCCNTTTGAGCCTTTTTTNATTTTATAGCCCATGTCACTCCACTGTTTGAAAGTTGCCCACTGGTTGCACTTCCATCCATTNTTAATAACCATGAAGTTTAGGTTGAAAACATTTCCACCCTTGTAGTGCTTCTTGGTTTTAATATTCATTGGCAATCCGACTTCAACCCAACTCTTAGTCCAGTTGTCGCCTTCTGTTTTCATTAACTCAATGATGTTGGCTTGCATCTCCTTCATCATATTTGGTTTTGCGTTTTTCATATATTCTCCTTTTATTATTAAAGTAAGCATTGCTTACAGTGTTAATATATGGGAAGTAAGTGTTGATGTCAACACCTAATATGAAAATTTAATGAATAATTTTTTCGCTGTTTGTTAAGTCGTCATCGATTGCAAAATATGCTTCAGTCAAAGCAGCCAGTTGGAGTTGGTGGAAAGCCACGATTTGAGAAAGGTTTTTGTTCATCTGGATAAGTAAGTCGTTGTTTTGTTGCAACTCGTCAATCACCTGTTCCAGATCAATCTTTTTTTTAGCATCAATGTTCATTTGCCCTGACCTCTGTAAATTTTCTTGGTTCTTCTTTTGTTGGTTCCTGATCCATTGCTCAAACGTGAGTCACCGATGGATGTTTTCTTTTTAGTGCTGTTGATTTTTTCTTTAGCCCAAGTTTTTGCCATGGCTCTTCCTCTGGTTGCGATCTTGAAAATAGACCCTTGTGTAATATCTGCGGATGATTGCCAAAATTGAAAGGATGATCAACTGCGATAAAGAAAGTATAAACGAGTTGGTGGTAAAAACCAGTACGATTGAGAGGGTAAGCCAAGAAAGTGGAAAGTTAACCAAGGCTCCGAGAAAGGTATCAACCCCTGCCTCTTTAAGTGCGTTGCGATCTATCTTCATATTATCTCCTTTTGAGCATTATACATAGATATGTTCAGTTGAACACTTACTTTGAAAAAATTATACATAATATGTCTAACACAGTTGCAATAGCCCAGCTGTGGAGTCGCTGAAAATTTGGGGTGTCGGGTCGAATTTTTCTGATTTTTTGAAGGTTTGAATCCAAATCCAATAGAGTCCCGTCTTATAGGGCTTCTGAGGGCTTCAGACAGGCTGTTTTATATCTAATGTTAGCACTGTGGACAGACAGTTTGAGAGGAAAGCCTGAGCAGAGTGTGGAATTTCCCTGAAAAAAAATGCGTAAGTCACTGATTTCCCGTCAAATCTTGATTTTTTCCCGATTTTTAGCTCTGTGGGGAGAAAAAGACTCCCCACTTGGTTTATCTCGTGATAAATAGGATTGAGGTCAATCTAAAGTGTCATACAAAGTGTCATACATACTTGAACTCTGCATCAACAATATCACCACCGAATATCTGCTTTAACCTGTCTTCTATATCTTTATGCGACATGTTATCCAAGGTAGCTGTAATGTTTAAGTTCTCTGTCTTCTTAACCTTTAGCCCAGCCAATTCATTCAGCTCTCGGATAGCAGAGACCGATGCATTGAACTGTCCTTTGTTGTAAGCTTCTTCGCTGATCTGCCACAACATCTTCGCAGTCTTCTCAGGTGTTATCGCAAACTTATGAGCTAGCTCTGCCTTCTGCAACATGATTGCTTTAGTCACATTAGGATTCTTTCTGGCGTTCATTAGTCTAGTAGCTGCATGGGCAGGGAATTCAAAGCCCGCTCTTCTAGCTGCTTCAGTCTGTGTGCAACTGTCGTTCACATAGTGCCAGACGAACTGGTTCTGCATCTCTGTTAGCTGTAGCTCTTCGTTCTCTTCAAATGCAGTGGGTCTTTCAACCAATGGTTTCATTGGAGCTTTCTTCGGTCTGCCTTTGTGTTTGTTAGGTGTCTTCTTTTCTTCTGTCATATCAATTACCAAATGCTATCTGGCTGATGATGTTCTCAATAGACTTGAGCTTCTTCTTATCATCTCGGCTCAGTTTGCTGTGCTTCTCTCTTTCCACATAGACTCTGCCGTGATCAGCCAAGGCTTGAATCATCAGCTCTCGTTCTTTCTCAGTTACTATCAGTTTCATTATATCTCCAATTAATCCATTAAAGGGTAGAGGGTATGGGGCAGGGCTTCCCTAATAGTGCATATACCTATACGACATCCATACCTATAAGCTACTACCCCTACTAGTATNTATATATAAATATTATTACTTAATGTATACACTATACCCTACCCAAGCCTTAATCCCTTTATTCTAAAGGATTTGAGGTCAGTGTATAGGTAAGGGTACCCACCTCTCTTGCAGTACCCTACACCCTCACCACCAACCCCAAAGTTGTTATTATTACTAAATGTTTCTCTGTTTTGCATACCCTACCCTACCCTGTCTCTATTCAACCACCTCATCCGATGGCAAGTAGACTTCCACGAAAGCCTCACACTTGGGACAAGATAGGTTGGTTATCATGAGGTTAACCCAGTCATCGTCGTTAATGATCTCGTCTCCACCCCATATCAGTTGTTCTTTACAGTGCCAGCAATTCATATCTATAACTCCGTGTGCATGTTGATATGCAGTTTCATGAAACTCTCAGCATCTATCACCACCAAGGGCTTGCTTCTGTTTCGTTTAATCACCAGTAATGGCTCGTATCCTTTACAGTTCGTTTGGGCTTGTTCGTATGACTTCCAGACATTCACTGCTTCTTGGTTCTTGCATTCAATGCTGTAGGGGAATGCGTCTCTTGATTGCTTGCCGAGTATGACATCTTCACCTTGGCTACCCATCGGTCTGCTCTCTAGGTCTTCTGCATCTAACTTCAGTATGTCGATGAGCTTAGTCACCACCCACTGCTGGAGCTTTCTGCCTTTTGCTTTTGCACTGGAGGTCTTCATGATGTTTTCTCCACCTTTGGGTAATCCATAACTTTGTATTTTAAATCATTCATTAACTTTTTCTTATCTCTTTTGTTTGCAAGGATGTAGACATACCTATGCTTTGCACTCCTGTAGACTCTTTTACTTCTATCACCCAGATGGTGCCTTGAATGCTTGCCTTCTTTTCCAGCCATGTCTGTTCTTGGTTTAGATGTTCCCGTAAACATAAAGTTTGTAGCTTGATACACCACGCCCAAGTGGTCTTGTGCTTTGTCTGCATAGCTCACAATAATTTTAGGTCTTGGTAACAGCTTAAACGATGCTCCTATAAGCATAGATGCTTGGTTTTTTTTGTTGTGCTTAAGAACCAATCTGTTGAGTTCTAGCACCAAAGCTTTGTTTTCATCTCCAGCTATACCTCTGCACAAAGGCGGAGAGGCAGGAGAGCCATAACTGATAATGCCCACCAGCTTATCATTGTCGAACAAGCCATAGGCATAACTAATTGAAGGCATTCGTTTAGCGTAATGTATGTCCAAGATAAACGGCTTGGTATCTGCGTAAGATATTTTCTCCACCCAGTATTCCCCTGTCTTCATTTAATGTTCAGCTCCTCTTTGCCGTTGCGTTTGTTGAACTCCTTGACCAACCACTTGAGGTTCTTGCGGACATAGCCTGCATAATCTTTGGTCTTGGCATAGGGTCCTTTTGTTTCATCACAGTAGTCAAGCCACATCCTTGATGTGAATGACTTGAACTCTGTTGTAAATATATCTGTGAATGCTTCATACTGCATGACTGCCTCCTATAAAAATGTCTGCTCGATCATCGTTAGAATGCTAAGGACTCGCCCTCTGATTCCATCGGCAGATCAACAAGCGATACATCATAGACTTTCTTGCCATTCGTTTTACGAGGCTCGATACCGNACTCCGTTAAAACCCGTGATGCATCTTTAAAGTCTATGTTCCTTGGATTCCTTATTCCTAATGCTCTAAGCATAGCAGTTAATTGCCAAGCCTTCTTCTCTGTCTCCAGTGCCTCGAAGTCTACATGTTGCATGAGTAAGTCTTCGACTGCACCCTGTGTCCTGAAACCTTCATTGGATTCTTGCAGTAGGTCTCTCTCTTCTCTTGTCAGGTACCAGTTCTTTTCTCCTTCTTTATATAAGGTGTCTTTAACTTCTGCCCAGACCTGTTGCATGTCTAACCCGTGGTGTGGATTGATGTCTGTTACTTTAATACACCAGAAGCGTCTGTTGCCTGAGCCATCCATGAGGAACTCTGGTTCATTCACCGAGGCAAAGAAGGCTGTGCGTCTCTGGTAATTGGTAAAGGTTCTATCATAGGGTAGCCTCATCTCATCAGAGCGTGAGGTGATGAAAGCTTTCAGTTGATTGATGTCTGCCTTCTTAAAGGTAGACTCTAACTCTCCGAGTTCCACGATCCAATGACTCACAGCTTTCTTTACGCTGTCTTTATCTTTAGGGTCAAGCGTTGCTCCTTCGAGTAACCAACCTTTATTAAAGTCAGCCAATCTCTTAAACCACAACGTCTTACCGAGTCCCTGCTTGCCTTGGAATACCAACAACCCTTCCAGTGATACGCCATCTACCTCGTAAGCAGCTGCCACACAAGACAGTAACCACTTTCTCATGAGCATGTTCTTTAGGACTGTGTCCTCGCTTGAAACGGTATCGCAGAAATCCGCAATACGACTAACACCATCCCAAGGCTTACTGTTAATCCAACGGGCAACTGGATTAACTTCTTGGGCGATGATCTTCATCGCATCACGGACTCTTTGATGGGGGATAAAATTCTTGATGCACAGATTCTCTAACTCAACCAAGTGAGCCTCGTCTTTTAAATCTGCAATGGGTTTAAAGTTGGGGATGTCTATCTCGATTCGTTTCTTGATCACATCGTAATAACAATCAATGCCGTAAGACTTCATGATCGCATGATAGTTGTCAGTGGTTGCCATGATCCTACCTTGGGTTGTTTTCTCAAACTCTACCAAGTCAGGGACATCCACTTTCTTCGTAATCAATTCGCCAGTGACAGCTTTTTGGTCGTTGAAGTCCATGCCTTCTTCTGTGGGCATCACGACTTCTGCGTTGGACTTTTGAGCAGCTTCTATAGCCTTTTTCTCTCCGATGCCATTTGCATCATTGTCGGCATAGATAATGAACTCTTTGTCTTGCATTGATTCCATGAACTTTGTATTAATAGACAAGAGGTTGCCTGCATTGAAGCAGACAGCCATTGGAGTCTGTGTGTCTTCAAAGATCGTGGCACAGGTTGCATAGCCTTCACCGAACCCTATCTTCTTAGACTCTTTAATAAGATGCGTGCCTATTAAGAAGAAGCAACCTCCTGTCTTGCCACCAGACAAAAATCTTTTTGATCCATCTGGAAAGATTGTTTGCAGTGACCACATCTTGCCAGTCTCATCAATGATGGGAATCAGCAGTCTGTCTTTGTGTACTCTTAAATGGTGTGACTTAACTCCTTTGCTTGTTAAGTAGGGATGTGAATCACAGGGAGTAGCCAAGTCCCAGATCATTCTGGCTTTCTTTGCTACCTTTAAATGTTTTTGTTCTTGGTCTTGCTTTGCTTGTTCTCTGAATTGTTCGAGAGCTTCGTAGTTAACCTCGGAAGATTTCCTTCCAGATAACTTGAAGTTGTGTGTCTGTCCAGTTCGATAGTCAGAGGCAAATCCAATTGGTGTGCCAAAGTTATCATAGTAAGCATAGTAACCAGACATGGCTCTTTTACCATTGACATTAGTGTAAGCTCTTTGTGGTTTTTCTGGGTTAGGTTCAAGGTTCCCCTCCTTTGGCTCGAAGCCATGTGATTTGAGGAACTCTGTAAACTTCCCCATTGACTCCATGGTCAGAGGTTTTTCGAACTCTCGACCACTCCCTTTAATATTTTTTATTCCCATACTTGCCCTCTCTATGAAACTTCTATATTATGTTATGTTGAATACCTTACAATATACTTTGTTTGGAAACAATTAACAATAATTATTTTTATTGAGGAGAAATAAATATGGCACTTACTATAAAAAATGAGTCCAATGGTGGCGGGTACGAATCTTTACCTGTCGGTCAATACAAAGCAGCTTGCTATCGTATCGTTGATGTTGGCACACACAACGAAACGTATGAGGGAGAAACCAGCAAGCGTCACAGCGTTTTTATTTACTGGGAAACTCCAGACAATAAAATGACTGATGGCAAACCCTTTTCTATCATGAAGCAGTACACCCTGTCATTGAATGAGAAGTCTGCTTTATTTAGAGACCTATGCTCATGGCGTAAAAAGAAATTCACCGATGAGGAGTTGAAAGGTTTTGACCTAACCAACATTCTGGGTTGCACTTGTGAGATTGAAGTGGAACTAACATCTGGTGGCAACCCTAAAGTCACAGCAGTGTATCACCCTGAAGGTGGCGTGCAGAAAATTGCAACAGTTAACGAGCAGTTAGCATTTGATGTTGACGAGTATGCTAAAGACGACAAAAAGATGTGCGATGTATTCTTTAATCTGCCTGAGTGGGTACAAACAAAGATTGATGAATCTTTTGAAGTTGTTGCCTCTAACAAGGCTGAGTCACAAAAGTATGAGAAGAAGGATGGAGAAGACTTCTCATCTCTTGACAACCTAGCCAACACTGGCTCTGTAACCGAGGAAGATATCCCGTTTTAACGGTTTGGGCTACTGGATCAGAATATAATTTTCATATTTGATTCTCCAAAAACAAATAGGTTCAGTAGCCCTTCTTATTTACCATGGGTGACATTATAGATTTTGAACCACGTTTCGATGTGGTCGTATACCAAGAGGGAGTGTATGAAGACATGCCATTCCCCGAATACAATGAATTGGGTGCGGTTCGTTCACACGACCTGACAGCCATCATGAAAGACCCTTATGCATATAAATACGAAGAGAAGCCAGACAGTGAGGCATCGTTTTTTGTAGAAGGTCGACTACAACATTGTTTGTTTTTAGAACCACATGTCTTTGACGATGAGTTTATCATCACCCCAAAGATTGACAAAAGAACCAAGGCAGGCAAAGAAGAGTATGCAGACTTTGTTGCCACGGCTGGTGATCGCAGTGTGATCTCTCAGGACTTGTATGACACTTGTGTTGCTCGGTGTGAAGTGCTTGATGCATTTAAACCCAGAGGCGAGGACCAGACTGAACTATCAGTGGTCTTCGATTACTTTGGTCACCTGTGCAAAGCCCGGTTCGACATGTTACAGGACAATGTGATTATTGATCTCAAGACTTGCAGAGATGCCAGTCCACGAGGCTTTAAACAATCAGTCAAGAGTTTTGGTTACCATCAACAAGCAGCTTTCTACTTAGATGCCGCCAAAAACTCTGGCATGACTGAAGTGGATCGCTTTCAGTTCTTAGCCATTGCCAAGGCTCATCCATACCCTTATGTGGTGTATGAGCTTGACGCTGAGGCTGTAGAGTATGGCAGATCACTTAATGAGCAAGCGTTAGAGCGTCTGCTCAATTGTAGGGACACTGGGATTTACACTCCATACAATCTGCACAACCAAATCGT